GATTGAGAAAACAACTGATGATCCTGGCATAGCCTGTTGCACGGGCTTAACATCAGCTAATGAACGCATAACAGGAATGGAACGTAGTGCCATTCTTACATACTGGTCGTATGCTGCTTGTACGAGGTTGCTGATGCTAGACGTGGTAGTGGGGGTACCTGTTGGGATAGCCATTTGGTCTAGCCTTTCTGTTTTAGGATCGGATTAGAGTCCAGACAACTTAATGACTTCATCCAGTTCTTCCTTGCTGTTTGCATTCATTAGGCGTTGCATAATGTTGTCATTGTGTTCAGGAGATGATCCTGATTCGACAGCATTAGTCATACGCTTATATGCAGCAGCTTGGGCTGGGTCTACATTATGTGTTGCCTGGTTTTGGCTCACTTCAATACCGAATACATCGGCATATTCTGCAAGCCATTTAGACACGGACTCCTCAGTTGGGTCAATGTCCTGTGGGATAAATGAAGCAATTTTGCTGTTTACCCCACGACTTTCGAGGGCATCTTTAATTGCTCGTTCTCTTTGCGCTTTATTAAGATGTTCAAACTGTGCCTTTAGTTCGGCCAGTTCCTTATCTTTTGCTTTAGTAGCCTTGCGCAGTTGTTTTACGAGATCATTGCTGGTGTCTTCGGTATCGAAGTCATCTTCCTCGTAGTCGTAATTGGACATAGGTCCTTCTCCCATTCTTTGTTAGTTTGACGCAGGCCTCACAATCACCTTGGGGCGGGTGGTGTGGCTCCTACTACTGGTTTTGTTATCGCTCCAACGGACCAGTCGTCCCGTTGGCAGGCTTTATTTACAGTGCGCCAGCTCTGTCTCTGGCGATTGCTCCAGCACCAGCACTACCGCTAAATGCGGCAGTCTCTAGTGATGTTAATTTCTTGCGCTGCTTGGCAGCTTCCGTTGCACCGCTAAGTCCAAAGACTTCAGTCTCTGCTGTTTGCTGTGTATATGGAGACTGCTTGTAAATCTCTGATAATTGGCTTGCACGTGGAACTACTCCAGCAATTGTCTGGTATCCCTGCTTGGCTGCTTCGCCAGTAATACCCATCATCGCTAGTTCTTCAGCGCGACTTAGACCACTGGTTAAGCCTTCTGCCTTTGCAGCAACACCAATTTCAGCAGCAGTAATTTTGCGCTTAATTGAATTGAGAGCATTAACTGGGTCAAGTGCATAAGCCAAGATATCTCCATTTGAGATACCTGGATAAAATTCTTTGAGCGTCTTAGCAATCTCTGGATTGGCATTAAGTACGCGATCTTGCGCTGTAACGATACGGTCTTCTAATTCTGTAGAGGATACATCACCACTGATAAGTGACTCAAATCCCTTTTGTATTCCCATATCACCTTTAGCGTAATACTCTGGAGGTAACCCTCTACGACGCATTACTTCTTGGTAGGCATCTTCCTTAGTAATGTATTCAAATTCAGATAGAGCACGAAGCCCATTCTTGATACGAGCCTCATTAGCAGCAAAACGCTTCTTATAGGCATCTGTCTCACGTAGGCGAATAGTAAATTCTGAAGGTGACACACCTGATGTGATGAGGTCTTTTAATGGAGTTACTAAAGAACCAAGACCATAACGGTCAAACTCTGCATAAAGCAAATCATAGGCAGACTGACGACCAGCTTTATCTGTTGCCGCTTTTGTTTCTGCTGCAATTTGTTCTGCAGTCTTTAGACCCGTACCTGAACCAGCGATACCGTTTGCTCCAGCAATTGGAGTTGCAGTAAATGGTGTTACATTTCCAGATGCATCTGTTTTAATCTTTGCACCGTATGTTTGAAATTGAAGACCACCATCAGCATCACCTTGGGCTTTGGCAACTGTTACGCTTTGACTTCCGTCTGGATTCGTTGTAACTTTGTAACCAATAACATTTGGATCATTTCCAAATAGAGTTCGGTATTCTGGTGGTAATGTTCCAGGGATATAACCTTCCCTCATAAACATATTAGCATCTGCAGCACTAGCACCTGCTACTGGTTCTCCTCCACCAACAGGAGAAAATAATTCTGTTGATGAAAATTTTGCACCTGCTGGGTCAACACCAAGGTCTGCTGCTGCAGCATCTAAAGCTGCTTGTACTTCTTCTGCTGTTGCAGAAGTAGTTGAAGTACTTCTACGTCTACGACCAAATGTGGCACCTTCGTCAATTAGCATATCTTCTCTAGCCATTTATTTACCCCTGGAATCCAAAGTTACGAAGAACTGTAAGTGCGCTATCTGATACCTTTTCACGGGCATCACCTGTGTACTGCCAACGACTGTCTTGACGTAGAGCCTTTGAGTAATCATAAAGGTTCATATCGCCCTTATCGTTGATACCCATACGAAGCGTTGGGTCGTTAAGATCAATCTGACCTGGGTCTAACTCTAAGATGTTGGCCATAGTCTTACGGTATGGAGAATAGATTTCATCTAAGTCAATACCTTGACCCAATAGATCGCGTACAAATTGTGGTTGACCAATGGCAGCAAGTTTACGAACATCCTGCTCTAAACGAGTTGGGTCTAATTCACCTAACGTTAAACGCTGTAATGTATCTTGAGCAGTAGCTGGAGTGCCATCTGCATTGCGTGGAAGGATATCTTCAATTCTAAATCCGTTGCGCTTAGCAAGTTTCTGGAGTCCTTGATAATTCTGTAATGCAAGACCACTGTAATCTTCTGTAATCTTTCCAGCAATCATTCCAGCTATTGGACGAATACCACTGACAAGACGACGAGTCTTAACAGATTCATCTGCATCTTGATTATGGATATACAAGTCTTCGGCAATTAACTTTGCCTGACCTTCATCAAGGGCAGAACCAAGAGTACGCGCTTGCTTAATAAGGTCGTTAGTAATCTGAGCAATTTTCTGCTCGTAATCAGTAGTTCCCTTAGCATTACCAGACTTAACTAAATCCTGATAGTTAAATTTTTGTAAGTAGCGAGCCTTAATTTCTTTAGAGTTTTGGCGATACCAAGGATCATTTTCAACCTTTTGCTTAAATAGATCAATGTCAATTTTGCCATCAACATACTCTTTAAGAAGCTTGCCTAAAGAATCTACATTGCTAAAGATAATATCTGGAAGATTGTAATCTGCTTGAGCCTTAGCAAGAATTGCGTCATAACCCTTAATAACAGAACCACCAGTTGCTTCTTTTGCTAGTCGTGCAGCATTTTGTGAATCTGTAAATCCGCCTCCAGGAGTTACTGTAGGAGTCTCAACAGTTGCCCCAGGTGCTGGCTTTGTCTTACCACCTGAACTTGGCAAAGGTGTCTTAGTTAAAGTATCTTTAACAGGTGCAGGTGCAGGTGTAGGTGTAGGTGTAGGTGCGGGTGTAGGAGCAGGAGTCTGTATTGGAGTACCAGTAGGTCCTCCTGCTGTCGTAGTTACTGTTTGAGCAGTAGGAGTTTGTAATCCTTTATTGCCAGCAAGACGTGCAAATGCAGCAGTCTTTGAAATTATTGGAGTTCCAGTAGCCTTTGGGTAAGTCTGTGAATACTCTTGGGCTAATGTATCTAGCTTCTTCTTAATTCCTGGACCTTTGCCATCTGGGTCAAATGGGTCCAACAAAATATCGTATTGTTCTTTAAGTTTAGCAAACTCAGATTGAATCTCTGGAAGACGACCTCTAGCAGAAGTTGCGGCAGTCTTGCCTTGCTCTTCTTCTACAACCCCTGCAGCTTGACCTGCTTCCTTACGCTTTGCTTCAACTTGAAGATTAAGAGCTTCGTATTGTGCTTTAGCGGTGGCACGTTCCTCTGGACTTAAATTAATATTCTCTGCTTGATCTTTGTAATAAGCGGCATCTTGTTCCAGAGAAGGAATAGCATTAAGTGCTGAAATCTTTTTGATATTTGCAGCAAACTTCTTATCCTGAACAGGCTTCTTCTTTGGGTCTAACTTTGGAAGTGTGTCAATTGTCTGAATAAACTTTCCATCTTTAACATAACCTACAAGAGATCCATCAATTTTTGAGTAAACGTTATCACGTGTACCTTTAAGTGTAAGTACCTGACTAATCCAGGTATCAGGAGGCAACTTAACTGCCATTAGCGAAGTCCTCCAAACATACCTACTACGGTTGAGTATGCGTCCAAAGCACGAGTTGCTTTAGCTTCATCACCTTGTGAAATCTTGTCAATTAAAAATTGTTGTGCTTCTTGAGCACCAAAACCACCAGTGGTTCTTGAGCCAGTAGTCTGACCACCGCTAGTTGTGTATGTAGTAACCAGTGGATTCTTCTTTTGCTGAGCACGAATCATCGCTGTATATTTCTGAACTTCATCCTCGCTTGCTTTAGGACGACCAGTTAAACTTTTAACAATTCCATCAATCAAAGTCTTTGCAGACATATCATTAATTTCTTGGTCTTGTGTATAAGGCTTACGTGGACCCGCTCCAGTACCACCAGTACCCTGTTCACGTGTAAGAAATGTATTGAAATCTAGTTGCTGACCAATAAGGATTTCTTGGTTTAGGTCATCATAAGCCTTGAGATAAGCATTGCGAAGATCCTTAGTTGCTTGACCAGTCAATGCGCCAACTGGATAGCCAGCTCCCTTGAGTTGGTTACCAATGCCGATACGTTCCTGTGGAGACATTTCTAGAAACTTACGAATAAGTTCTTTTTGAGTACTCTTTTGAACATTGTTTGGATTAGACGCAGTGGGAATACTTGAAGTGATATAACTTATATCAGCAATACCACCAGAGTTCCAAGTACCAGATGTATTAGCATCTGCTGTTCCAGCAACAGGTTGCGATGATACAACCTTGCTTACGCCTTTGCTAGTTCCTACACCTGCCACTTTAGTCTCCGATCAATGATGCAAAGAGCACATCATATGCTGATTTAGTATTTGGATTGCTATTAGCTAGTTCTTGTAACTGAGCCTTAGCACCTGCTTGAAGAGCATTTTTACGGTCCTGTGCTGCATCTGTTCTATCTGTAATGGATGAGAACTGTGCATTGAAGTTATCGTATGATTGAAGCATCTGACGAAGGACAGATACTGTCTTTGTCTTTGGAAGATTCTTTTCATTAGTAAGCATATTCCGAAGATCCGTTAGAGCGATTTCACGACGAACATCTGATGCTCCGCCTGATGCAAACTCTGTCTGCAACTGTGGTCGGACTGACATAAACTGACCAGACCAGTTATCCCACTTCTCATTAATCATACGCTTTTGGTCTACTGAAGCAGTTGAAGCCAACGCTGCTAGATAGTCTTTGCGTTGCTGGAAGTAGTACTGCTTGTCTGTAGCAATCTGTGTCTCACGAAGGAAGTCACCAACCTGCTTCTTGTTAAGGAAGCCTTCGTTCATCATAGTCTTGTAAGAGTCATAACTGAACTTACCGATATTTGGAATCAAGAATGCTGCCGCTTCTGGGTACTTCTTGAGTAGTTCTGTGTTGTTATCTACCCAGTTACCTGCTGCTTCGCCATACTTGATAACAGCAACTGTATTCTTTTTAGATTCAGATACTGTATATGGCATTTGCTTAGGGAAAAGTTTAATCCATTCCTCAGTAGCACGTGTATAGTCACCATTGTATTCAGTAACTAAGTTAGAAAATACTTGCTTAAAGCTTGTACGTTCATTATCACGAACCCATCCAGCCATCTCAGATTTGAGTTGAACTGTAGGTGAAGCTGGTAGAACCAATGCACTAAAGAAACGCATACCCAAGATTGTCTGGGTTGTTGCCTTTAACTTATCCTGATATGCCTCTAAATCTCCAGGAGATGGAGGTACATCATTACCTTGTGCATCTTTTGTAATCTTAAGTCCGTGATCTGTAGCCTCTAGGTAAGTAACTGCCTTACGGAAAGCTGATGCGTACTGTGAATCACGCTCATCTTTGTCTAGTGCTGCTAATGCACGGTTAATGTGAGCTGGCAAGATAGCGTTAATAATTGGCTGGTCTTCACCATAGGTACCGAACAGGTACTTCTCTGATTCTTTCAATGAAGGAATCAATTCATACATCATCTTGACTGGTAATGCTGCTAATGGACCAGAGAATGTTGGAAACAAAGAGTCTGGATTCATAGAAGGAGAAATCATATTAAGTTTTGCGCCAAATTCTACTGGCATTGGAGCAACGAACGCACCTTTAATGCCAAATGCTGTAGAAAGCTTAGACATTGCTGCATAAACTGGCTGCATTCCTGGATAAATGAAGTAAGCCTCACCCTGATCATCCTTCTGAACGAAGCCAGAGTGTGATACACCTTCATAAGTCAATGATAAACGTGCAATTGACTCTGGATTATAGCGAACTCCACGTAACGTACGGCGATAAAAGTCTTCTGTTGCACGATAGTAACGAGCAAAGTTACGCATTGTGAATGCTAACTGAGTACGAACCTCTGGATTATCCACATAAGCAAGTACTCGTTCTTTAGCAAGGTCCTGAGTTATCTCAATAATCTTTGTTCTGCCCTTGAGTTCAGCATCTTTAATCAAGATAGCTTTCTCAGCATCGTTTAATTTAGCGTTATTACGGATGGGATCTGTTAAGAGTTTCATATAACGCTCTTCTAGACCACCTGATTTCCAACGCTTACGCATATCAACAGCAGCAGAAAGAACCATTGGCTCACGTGACCAGCGAGCATTCATCTCACCAACCCAGTCCCAGTGCTTTCCTACAATCTTTCCAGCAGGATTACCATCTGCAATAGGCATAATGCTTGGACCAGATACAAACTGTGGTGCATCTTCTGCCAATTTTGGCAAGTCATCAATACCTAAGTCTCGGGTATTGACTTTGATGCCACCTTCAGGTGTACGAATTGTGACTTTATCAAGTAGTTTTTGATTTACTTTATTCTGGCTATTGACAAATAAGTTACGAGTTGCTGCATAAACATTCTCAGCGTGGACTCTTACATCAGCATTGTTACCTGGGCGGTATAGTTGATAGCGAGCCTTTTGTGCTGCATACTCTGGAGAATCAATAAACTTCATAATCTGTCGAATAGCAAAGTCTTTAGACTCTGGACTATCTGACATATACTTGAGAGCAATAGAACCAAGTGGGTCATTACCAATAGCAGCGATGCTTGTTACCCAAGCAATTTTACCCTCTGCTGTAATTGGAGAATACTCACGGTAGTTTCCACCGCTTTCCTTAGCGTATGTAACTCCATTAATTTTATACTCACGAGATGTGCCGTACTTATCTACAGTACGAAGAGCATCTGTCCAGTGGTCTGCACCAGTAATACCTTTTTTGCCACCTTCTGCAACACCTGCAAGAAGATCATCAATAGCACCAAACTCTGCCATCTCAGCAATAATCTCACGTGCTTGTGGGTCAAGTTTACCAAGGTACTTATCTGACATAACAGCATCTGCCATAACCTTGCGAGCATCTTGTACAGTCTTAGCTGCTTCTATCTTGCTTTGGTATAGAGCACGGTCTGAACGCTTGACGAGTTTATTAATAACTCCAAGTGTATCTCCACCTTGACCAACACGTAGTTTAGTTGAAAGGCGCTTACCTGCTGCTACGCCCCAGATTGAATCTCCTACTGCAAGGTGAACCATTAAGTCTTCAATAGAGTTACGCACAGCAAAACGAGGACCAGCAAGAGTTAAGAATGACCAAGCAGATGTAATACCTTCAGCCCACTTAGAGTGAGATGCATTCATCAACTTACTCATTACCTGATATCGGTCAACGATTCCATCAAGATCTTGAATCTTTGGAACGCTCATACCAGAAGCTAGTTGAAAATCAAATATAGCAAACTGCTGGTCATTAAAATTAGATGGCTCAAAGTAACGGTAGGTTCCATCATCATTGAGCACTGGCTTACCTTTAGTATCGCGTATCAAGATACGTGGAGCAAATAATTGCTCACGAGATGATGATGCTAATTGGTCAAGTATATTTTTACCACCAGGAACTTTGTTAAGTCCACGAATCTCAGCTACAGTATTAAACACACCCATCATAATCTGACGCTTCTGTGCTTCATCTCCAGCCTTAAATGCTTCTGCAAATAAGCGTGAGTTGTAACGAGTATTAGCAAGACGTGCCAACTGATAAACTTTTTCAGCAGAATCTACTGCGTTAGGGTCAAAGAAGTTATCACGGAAAAATGGAACTTTTGCAAACTTAGATGCAAAGCGGTCAATGCGATCTTGGACATAATCCAATGGCATACGGAATGCACCATCTGCACGAAGCTTTGCAGTCTTGCGTTCAATCTCACCAATAACGTTCTTTTCAATTTGCTTTAAGAACTCTTTGGGAGTATTAGCAGTTGCTGCTTCTCCTGTGCGTGTATCAATAAACTTTGTTTGACGCATTAACTGCGCTTCAATACCACCAATAGTGGTCTGGTCACTGAATACTTCACGACTAATGCGCTTTCCTGCTTGGTCAAAGCGAAGAACTTTGTTACCAGTAGTCAATGCTGCAATGCGAGTTTGACGTGCAAGGTCCATACGTGGGAGCAATTGAACCTGACGACCCGCTTGACCCTTGAGTGTGCGCAATGCTTCTTCACTACCAGCAAGAAAATTCTTCATAGTGCCAGCTTCGACTACGCCTTCTTTAAGCATAGCTTCAATAACATCATCACCAAACTCAGGAGCAATACGCTTGAGTTGAATAGATGCTTGAACTAAAGCCTGTGGGTCTGCTGTGCCTTCTTTGATGGCCTTGCGAGCTACTGAATAATTCTTCAATGCTCCAACATAGGCTTGGTCAAACTTTTGTACGCTTCCTACTTGAAATGCCTTTTGAACATTTCCAGCATCACCAACGATATTATCTAATGCATATTTTCCAATATCGTATGTCTTCTTTGCTTTACCAAGTGCAAGTGTTGGATCTGCAAATATACGAAATGCTGCATCGCCAAGACCTGAGATTGCTTTGTAAGCAGCACCTGATCCTTCCCATTTTTGAGGAAGTAGTGCGTTAGCAATAAATCTACCTGGAGAATACTTAGCAGCGTTAGCTGCATCTAATGCATCTTGAAAGAGTGGGTCTTTCTTTTGTGCTGCTTTGGCAGCAATCTGTTTTTCTTCTTCAGTTCCAGTTGCAACAATCTGGTCTAGCGTCATACCTTCTGCAACTTTTTGTGCTACAGACATATATTGTGAACCAAAGATACGTGTTGCTTCTGCCATACGTGATGGGCTAAATACTTTATCGCCCTTGTCATTGGCAGTTGTCCACGCTTTACCGATATCAACTTTTTGGTCAATAGCAATTGCTGCTGTGCGATAAGCACGTGTAGATAAATCTGAAAGTTCTTGAACGCCCTTAAATGCTAATTTCACAGGAGCTGCAAGTGTATTAAATACTGGTTCTACTGTGTAGTGAAGTGCTGTTCCTAACCATCCACGCTTTTGCTCAACGTTACCAAAGTTATCTTTCAAAGACTTTTGTTGCTCTGGAGTTAGTTTTGAGTACTCTAATTTTGCAACGTCAGATGGAAGAGATGTTAACTTCTGGTGCGAGTCTACAGCCTTGATATAGCCATTAATCTGTTCTTGTTGCGCTGGAGTCAATCCAGCTTGAGCAGAGATAGCCTTAATGTTGTTTGAAGTTGAACCCACTACTGACCTCTAGATAAAGCCATCTGATAGAGAACAGAAATTTCTCCAGTTGTATCGTACGGAAGTAATGCTGCAAGTGTGTCTGATAACTTGCCTTCGGCTGGCTTTGGTGGTCCAGCAATAGTCATAATGTCTTCGCCAGGGCGTTGCGTTGGAGCAAACATTCCTACTAGCGGTTCTGCTTTTGGAACACCTGCAGCAATATCAGCAGTAGGTGTTGGCTTTACAGATGGCTTAGGAGAAGTAGAAGCACCTGCTATATCTGCAGCCATTGCTTTGCGATCACCGTAATTTTGTGACGGTGGTAAGTCTTCACGTACAGAGAATTTTCCTGGACCGCCTATTTGTAATGGGCTATCTACCATCGGTATCCTCCTGTATCTTTTCTAAATCGTTTGAAAATTGTTCCCACACTTTATTTACTTCTGAGTTTCGGTTAGCGTTATAGACAGCTATCTCCATTAACTCTTCTGTTGCTGTTTGTACAGAACTTGCAACGTTATGTACAAAACCTGCAAGGACTACTAAAAAATCAGCGAAGTGTACTGAGCGTGGAACCTTGTTATTATTATCCACGCCCAGTACCTCCGTTAATTGAAATTTACTTAGCCCTTCTTTACTGCTGAGCCTTTGCGACCTGCTGGAGTTGTTCCGAAGTATACCTGGCCGCCTGCTGGCTTAGAGGTATCTTTCTTGCCTTCAACTGGCTTTGACATAGGTGCTGCTGCACGTGATCCTTTGTTCATTTTACACCTCCCTCGGTTATGCTGCGCCGCTAATAGAAGCTAGCAGGGTTGCTATATCTGGACGTTGTTCTGGACCAGCAGCAGGGGCCGCTCCGCCTTGTTCTGGAGTTGGCTGCGAGGCAGGTACGGGGGCCGCACCTGCTGCTGGAGTTCCTGGTGCTCCTGGCATCATTGCCATCTCTGGAGCTGCTGGTTGTTCTTTAGGTGCAAATGCTTTTTCAATAACTGTTTCTAACTGAAGACCTTTTTGACGGCCTTGAATAACTTCTGCAATACGGGAAATGATTTGGCTAGGGTCTTGGCCTTGCGCTGCAAGGGCTGGTATCGCCTGAGCATACTGAGCAACAGCAACGCGCAAAGAATCGCGCATCTCTTCAATGTCAACACGTTGTTCCTCCTGCGTAACATTAAGCTCCATTGGAATCTCACGACGTACATAGTCACGAGATACGAGCTTGTCGCTACGCATTTGTAGTAAAGCAATGATTGCGCGGTTAGGATCCATACCAGACATAATTCCGTAACGGACATCTACGCCATAATTACCTGCAATTTGCCTTGATGGGATGTACTTCATATTAAATGGAGTACCGTCGTCAACGCCTTTGATTTCTTTAGTTACATTACCAAAGATTTTCTCATCTACTTCAAGACAAAGAGATACAAGATCCATAAACAAACGAGCAAACTGTGCTTGTGCTGCTTTGATTTGTGTATCAAAGCCAGCTTGTAATGCTTGAACACCACGACCTGTAACGATAGATGCGTCAATGTTTCCTGAACGAGTCTCAGGATAACGAGCACCTGTGCGTAGTTCACGCTCTAGAACGCCTGATTCAGTAAAGACACCATTAGGAAGCTCTAGTGGAACACGACGAATACCTTGTGGATTAGCAGAACGCATAATTGCATAAGGTCCCAATGCCAACTCTTGCACATCCTGTGGAATAGCAATAGGTGCTTGGATGGATTTTTCTGCTGCTTGAATTTGCAATACTGCAAAACGAGCACGGGCAAGTTGAACTGATAGAACATCATCAAACTGTCCACGAGCTTCGCCATCAATAGATGAGCGCATAGCTACACCTGCTAGGCACTTGCCTACTGGGTTAGGTGTATTAGATAGAACTAGGTTCTTGCGCTCTGGGATAAAGATTAAGTCTTGGTCTTTGTCGTGGTAGCGAACTAAAGATACATAAGGTGAACCAGGTGCATAGACGTTGCGTGGCATAATCTGGTCATAGAACTCTGGATACTGCATTGCAAGTGATTCAGCATCTGTTGCAATTATCTGCGAGATTGAGAGGGTACGGCCAAATCTATCAATTTCAGGATAAGTACCAAAAGGATTAAGCAGACGTATTCTCGGATTATTGGTTTCATAGTCCATCTCAACAATTGCTGGGAGCATACCGTAGGTGTTGAACCAGTCAGCACCTGTATACATTTGAATCTGTAGGTCAGAGGAAGAGACAAAGTAATTAACAATACGAGTACGTGTATCTGCAGCTTTACGTGCAGAATCTGAAACCATATTGGTAGCAGCGCAGTTAAACGATGGTAGAGGTGACATCACTTCTGCTAAGTCACGTGCTGCAACATCTACGAAGTTTGCAACTAAAGGCTTTGGGTACTCTTCTGAAAACATCGCAGGGTATACCTTGGAAATATCACCTTGACGTACAGAGAGCACGTCGCGCATTCTCTGGTCACGTGCGGCGTAGCGTGTTTGTAGCCGTGCTACTTTCGCTGCGACCTCTTTAGTTGATAACAAGATTTCTCCTTAGATAAACGTACGATCTTTTTCTGCGAGTAGCTCATCTATGTTGACGACCATTCGCTTGCCCTGCTCATAACGAGACAGGAAAGGGTTCTTCATATGGTGGGTAGCGTGGATACCTTGATTGAGCATCTCACGTGCTCTGATTTCACAGAACCAGAGAGCCATCACCATATCTGTCTTACCCTTGGTCGTTGGTGACCAAGTAATAAGTTGTTCTATTAATGCTTTAATGTTTTCAGTTTGGTCACTAGGTAAGTGAATAAGGTTATCGCGGTGGTGCTTTCCGTCGTGTTGCTTGGTGCCGAACAAAGTTGACATTGATGCAACGCCGAATCCTGAGTCCCATTTGTTATTGCCAGTATGGTGTTCCCGCAGTAACACTCCTCGGCTAGCCAAGTTTGCACGGATACCTTCATCCTGAGTTAAGAAAGATTGAAAAGCGTTCTTCTCAACTATCCATTCACTAGGACTATAGAGGGAAGTCCAGTCAAAGATTAACTGACGGATTGCAGCAGGCGTTGGCCTAGTAATTTTAATAGCATCAACGATATAGCGTTTATGTGTAACCCTATCAACAGCGTAACAAACGGCGGCTGTATCACCAACCATAGCGGGATCAAGACCACAAATAAAAGAAAAGCCATTGACATCACGTGGATGGCCTGGATGACCAGGGACCAAGCGACCTGCCTTGCGCATACCATCAATAGAACCTCTTACACACGCTGGATCAAAGATGGCATCATCTGAGATATCTTGTTGTTGGTAAACCAACGCCCAAGTAGATGCATCCATCGCTTGACGTTCGTTGTAGAGGTTACGACCATTCCAACGTGTGTATAGTCCGTCCTCGTTCAAATCTGCTTCTAACTGCCCATCAAAGGGAGCATCTGATGCAGGCCACAGGGTAACCCACTTGTCTGGGTCTTCATCTGTCTCCAGTAGAGCTGGCATCGCTCGCTACTTCCAAGGTACTAGACCGCCTG